ATCCCAAAAAAAGTTTGAGTTGTCTTGGCTATAAATGCCCGACGCGCCAGCAAATACTACCGATCCAGCGGTAAATGTTGTGGCCGTGCCAGTGCCGCCGTTGGCAGTAGGCAAAGTTCCTGATACGTGCGTGGTTAACCCAATTTTTCCCCACAATGGCGCAACACCAACACCGCCAGAAATCAGCGCGTTGCCGGTGGCCACATCAGCTAACTTTGCCAGCGTTGTTGTCGTATTAGCGTACAGGATGTCGCCAACCGCATACGAACCAAATCCAGTACCACCTCTTGTGGCCGCCAACTGACCTGTCCATCCGAGAGTTAGGCTAGTAGCAGCGAGCAACGCGGTAGTAGGTGATCCACCCAAGGTCAGCGTGACATTAGTGTCGTCAGCTTTAGTCAATGCAGCGGCAGTAACGCCGATAGCCGGTGTAGTGCCGCCTGTTGACGTAATGGGCGCCACGCCAGTTACCGCAGTTACTGTACCGCCGCTGCCAGTGGCGCTTAACGTACCTCCACTAAACGATACGCCCGACCCAATTGTGACGTTACTAAACCCACCTAAATTGTCGCCGTATAAGATGGAAGACCCATTAGTTAAAAAATTAACCGGCGGAACAGACGCAGTTAACAATCCGTCAATTTGAGATTGCAATTCAGCAAGCTCGGACAACACCCAGCTAGTTAAAGGCATTACGGCTAGAGCTTCAATTTGCTTTTGCAGCTCTGCAATCTGTTCTGTTGCTGATTGTTCAGTTGGTTGAATTTTGGCGGCTTCAACATCCACAACAATGTCAACAAGGTCTTCCTGTTGCGGTGCGGGCGGGCCTAATTGAACATCTACTAACGAAGTTTGATTAGTACCGCTGCCCGTCAACGTAAAGATATTAAGAAAAAATCTATACCACTCCCGCGAAATTAGCCCCGTACGCTCGTCAATTAGAGGTACGCGCGGTGGCGTAATGTTAGTGGCGTTGATTGGGTCAGCCATACGCCGAACTAAGCATTAGTTGGGCTGATAATAAGTTCAGCGCCCATAATTGCGGTTTTAACCGGATCTGTCATAGACAGCTCGTACACTCTATCGCGCAGCTTCAAAGTCATGCCTAAACGACGAAAAAACACCCGGCGATAGTATTCGCCAATTTTTCCGACATTAGCTGTATGGTAGTTAGACCAAGTGTGGCCGCCATCATCCGACCAACGCAACATAATTTCAGGGTCAACATTACTGACAGAAATGTCCCAATTCGACCGTGAAGCTGAGCCATTAAACTGAGACACTAAAACAGTTATAGAATTGGTGCTAATTGCTGTAATACTTCCCCGCATAAATTCGGTGGGGTCGTTTATGTAGCTAATTAATACTTCGGCGCCAAGTACGAACGCCGTAACTGTTGGGTTAATAACAAAAGTCTTGCTTCCCGTGCTTGGCGTAAAAGAAGTTGTGCTTACTGCACTTGTCGGCAAACCAACCCCTGTTTCCAAGTCAATTTGCAAACTGTGGTGGGTGGTGCGCTTTAAGTTGTTTTGGCCAGTTGGCAACGCGCGCCACGACCGCAGCCATTTCTGAGTCTGATTGTTGTCGGCGTAAGTATTTAAATCAAACGCGTAAATGTTGCCGTTTTCATAGTCACCTACGATAACTTTACTATTAAACGCCATTTGGCAGTTGCTGCGATGTCGCACAAACTGACCGTTAGACCAACCTGCGCGCTCGTGCCATGCTTGCGTAGCGACATCGTAAACCCAAGTCGTATCGGCGGTAGGAAATATCAGCACGTAAAAGCTATGGCCGTCCTGCTGGTACGTGTAGCCAATTGCATCGGACAAGTTGCCATATTGCTGAATTTGCCACTCAACTGCATGGGTAGACATGCGCACGCCGGTGTAACCGTTAGCGCGATAAACGATGCCCCGCCCACGGGCATCAGCACCTAGCCAAAAAATGCTGTTGTCGAGCTTTGCGACCGAATAGGGCGCGACGCAACCAATCTCGTTAAATGCGCCTTGGATACGCTGCAACGGAAACGCCACGTTGCCCGCGTCGTACCAAACTTCAACAGAATTAGTGCCAAATAGCCAGGCTTCGCGGTGGTCGACAATCAGCGACACCAAACCATCTGGCGATCCTTCCGCGCTGGCAAAATCAAGTGGATCGACCGACAGGCCGTCAAGCAGACTGGTTACCCAAACCTTTTGGCTGTTAGGCTCGTTAAAAACAAAATAACCATCCAAAAAGCCAACCGTTACCGCGCCCGGAAAGTCTGGGTCGGTAATCTGCTGAAACGCGTTAGTGGTAGCGTTGTAGATGTAGCTGGGGCCATTGGCCGCCACGAACAGCTGTGTGCCGTTGTCGGACATAGACACTGGGCCGGTACCGGCTACCGTACCTAGCAGCGTACTGGCGTAGCTGCTGTCAATTTTGTATAGGCTGTTGCCCGACACCGCGTAACCATAGCCACCATACGACCACAACCCGCGAATCGGCCCCGACCCTACTGTAGCTAGTAATTGCAAGCCTGGCGCCCGCTGCAAAAACGCCGGTTCTTTGCCGCCTTCTGGGACAATTTCCGGAAACAGATTGACCATACGCGCGTCTGCAGCATTAACGCTGCGGGCGACGTAAGTCGATCCAAGAATAGGCGTCTTCACGGCTTAGTAGTTACCCGCGTAGATGTTAAACCGCTGGCGAGTAGCCACCAACGAGTAAGGCATCGACATTACGTCGTCTGGGTTGTTGATGCGCTTCAGGTTGCGCTTAGATGTCATTGCAATCCGAACAACTTGCGGCGACGGCTCAACGCCAAACTCTGGCGCAAATTCCATAGCCAAGTTGTAAACAAACGCACGCAAGTACCCCGGCGGGAACGCTAGATTGGTCGCCAAGTTAGCTGGTTGGGTCAGCTCTTCTACCGAAATAAAATGCCATTCCAAAACCCGAGTGGGCTTTGGGTAGATGGTCATGGTGATGTCAGGATACGTGTTGTTTACGAACATCACTTGCGGATATGTGCTGGTAACCGTCTTAACCGCAATGCCATCGTACTGCTGCTGGTTGATCAGCTTGATGCCATATGAGACGTTTGTCTGCGGATCACGGAAATACGTTGCATCGTCAATCAGAATTGGACGATTGCCGACAAAATTGCCGGTCGGGCCAAGCGTGCGGGTAATCTCGTCAGGCGGCCAGTTAAACACCTGATCTTGCGTAGAAAACACAGCCAAACGCTCGGTGTTCCACGAATCGATCATCTGGTTAAGCGCTGTCAGCCCGTCTTGCGATACGGCTGCAGAAGGAGTTTCTCCTTCAGCCAGTACGCCAAGCAATCTTAACGCTCGATTAATCTGATCGCCAGCAGTAGTGGCCATTTACACTCCTTTAAGCTGCCGCCCCTACGGTAGTGCGGCTACGACGACGTTTAACTTCCAGTTCGTTGGCTGGTGCCGCTGCTTCAGGAGTTGAAGGCGTGTCGGGATTATAGCGTTCCCAGCCGTTTTGTTCATCAAATTCAGCCTCCATTTCCATGCTGGCGATTTTGAAGCCGTGAACGGGGTGCTGTAGATAAATAATAGGCATAGGATAGGCGGGGCCGAAGCCCCGTTTAATTAAGCAACACTAAAGTTTACGCGGTAAACCGGAAACGTCACCGTGTTGGCAAGCGTGCCCGATGCAGCAGCACGAATACGCAAACGATCGCCAGCGGCCACAACCAAATTGGCTGCGGTGCCATTCAGCGTCAAAGTCCGAGCTGCGTTAGCAGTCAGCGCAGTGCCGCCGGTGGTTTTGGTGGTGTTAGCGTCAGTAGCAGCCAACATAACGGCTGTACCAGAACCCGATGTACCAAGGTTGGTAATTGAAAAAGTAATGAAGTTAGTGTCACTAGCAGCTAGCGCGTCTACACCTGAAAAAACGGCAGATGTCAGCGTGCCAGCAGCAGGCGCGATGACAAAAACATCGCTGTTGCCAGTTGTCGCAATCGTTGCGCCCTGCTGCGAAGCAGTCAGACCGCTCGGAATGTTGGACAACGTCTTCGAGGTGCTATCAATCGTTGCGCCCGCGATGGTAGTGCCCGCGGTTAGTTCGGGGTCGCTAAAAGCGACGCCTACAGCTTTGGTATTAGGCATGATAAATCCTTTAGAAACGGGGGGCCGAAGCCCCCAGAGTTTTTAGCCGATGCGATACAGAGTCCAAGTACCCACGCCGCTCTTACGAGCGCGGAAGATTTGGGCTGTGCCTGCAGTCGCAACAACAGTCATCAAACCTACGAGCGTCCAACCGGTGTTGGTCACCAGCGTGATAACACCCGAGCTAGAACCGTCGACGTTGACAACAGAAAAGTCAAACGAAACGCCTGGCTTGTCAGAGTTAGGCAGTGCAGCCTCGAGAGCAGCTACGGTTGGCAGCGTGTAGCTGGCAGCCGATGTG